ATGCTCAACGAGATGGCCAAGACGGACATCCGCGCGGCGCACAAGCTCATCGACCCGCCCATCCTGCTCCACGACGACGGGGTGCTCGGTGGCGGGGCCAAGACCGTGAACATGCGACCCGGTGGGTTGAACCCCGGTGGCGTGAACCGCGACGGTAAGCAACTGATCCAGCCGTTCATGAGCGGCGCGCGGGTGGACATCGCCGACACCAAGATGGACCAGCGCCGCGCCTCCATCGACGACGCTTTCCTCGTGACACTGTTCCAGATCCTCGTGGAGACGCCGCGCATGACGGCCACCGAGGCGCTGATCCGCGCGCAGGAGAAGGGCATGCTGCTCACCCCCACCATGGGGCGCCAGCAGTCCGAATCGCTGGGTCCAATGGTCGAGCGCGAGCTTGACCTGCTGGCCTTCCACCGCATCCTGCCCCCGATGCCCCCCGCGCTGCGCGAGGCCGGTGGCGAGTACAAGATCGTCTACGACTCGCCCATGAGCCGCATGCAGCGGGCCGAGGAACTGGTCGGCGTGCAACGCACCATGGAACTGCTGGCCCCGTTCGCGCAGATCAACCCCGAGGTGCTGGACGTGTTCGACCCCGACGCGCTGGCCCGCCTGACCGCCGAGGTCTCCGGTGTGCCCACCCCGGTCATGCGCTCCCCTGAGGCGATGCGCCAGTTGCGCGAGCAGCGCGCGGCGCAGGAGCAGCAGGCCAACATGGTCGCCGCTGCGCAGCCGCTGGCCGGCGCCATGAAGGACGCAGCACAGGCTCAGGCCCTGCTTCAAGGCGCATGAGTCTCAACCCACTGGTTCTCTGGCGCTCGCGCGCCTACCGCAAGACTTTCAACAACCCCGAAGGTAAGAAGGTTCTGGCTGACCTTCGGCGGTTCTGCCGGGCAACCCTGCCGTCGGCGGATGTCAACAACGTCCAGACCACCTACCTCCTTGAAGGTCGCCGCGAGGTGTGGCTGCGAATCATGGGCCACCTGAACATGACCGACGAGGACATCATGAACCTGGTTGAAGAACCGAACAACTTTGAGGTGAACACATGAGCGACGTTACCCGTGAAATGACATTTGGCGAGAAGGCCGTTGGTCTCTCTTTCAACCCATCGGGCGACGACTCCGTTGCGCAGTGCAAGGCAGAATTCGCCACCACGATCGACCGCATGAACAAGTTGCGCAACAGCACCGAAAACCCCGAAGTGAAGCGCATGGCGTCGGTGGCAATCACCGAGGCGCAGACCGCGCAAATGTGGGCCGTCAAGGCCCTCACCTGGAAATCCTGAGCTCCTGAAAGGACCGAATCATGTCAGAAGCTACTGCCGCCCTGATGGGCGATAACGGTGGCGCCGGGGCCGGCGCTGCACCTGCCCCCGCACCTGCAGCCCCTGCGCCCGGTGGCGGCGCGGCCCCCTGGTACGGCCAGGTCGATGAGGCCACGAGCGCCTACATCACCAACAAGGGCTGGGACAACCCGGTCAAGGCCATCGAGAGCTACCGCAACCTGGAGAAGTTCGCCGGTGGGTCCAAGAACCTGCTGGAGATGCCCGGCCCGGACGCCGAGCAGGCGAAGCTCGATGAGTTCTACAACCGGCTCGGTCGCCCCGACGCGCCCGACAAGTACGACCTGAAGATGCCCGAGGGCGGCGACCCCGCGCTGGCTGAATGGTTCAAGCAGACGGCCCACAAGAACGGGCTGACCACGAAACAGGCCGGCGCGCTGTTCAACGAGTGGAACGCCATGTCAGGCGAGAAGATGCAGTCGTGGGAGGCCGAGGCCCGCCAGCAGTCCGAGAAGGCGATCGGCGAGCTCAAGAAAGAGTGGGGCCAGGGCTTCGACAAGCAGATCGACATGGGCAAGCGCGCCGTGGCGTCGCTGGGTTTCGACGAGCCGACCCTGAGTGCCTACGAGGCCAAGCTGGGCACGGCCGACATGCTCAAATTGTTCGCCAAGCTGGGCTCCAAGATGGGCGAGGACTCGTTCGAGGACGGCGCGCGCGGTGGTGGCGGCGGGTTCGGCACCACGCCGGCCGAGGCCCGCCAGCAGATCGCCGACCTCAAGACCGACAAGCAGTTCATGGAGAACTACATGAAGGGCAGCCCTGAGCACATCGCCAAGATGAAGCGGCTCATGGAGGCCGCCAATGGATGACCGAACCGAGGTGCGCCTGCGCATCCTGGCCATGCTGATCCCAGCGGCCTCGCGCCATGGGATCAGCGACCCAGAAGAAATTATCAAAAGTGCCACTGGGTTCGAGAAATACGTGGTAGAGTCTGACCCAGATGTGACGACGCCCGACACATCGAACAGGACGAAACTCACCCTGCCCCGCAAGGAAAAGCAACCGGTGACCACTCCTGACTTCATGACCCCGCCTACGGTGGACAAGTCGAAATAAGCCCTCGGGTAACTTGTTTCCTTTTCCATCGCTAGGAGGACGTTATGTCTGAATTTGTCACCACTGCTTTCGTACAGCAGTACACCACCAACGTGCAGCTTTTGCTGCAGCAAAAGGGTTCCAAGCTGCGGGACTACTGCACCATGGGTTCCTACACCGGCAAAGCGGCCAAGGCCGTGGAGCAGATCGGTGCTGTCACCGCGCAGAAGAAAACCAGTCGCCACAGCGACACCCCCCTGATCTCGACGCCTCATGACGCTCGCTGGGTCTACCCAGAAGATTACGAGTGGGCCGACATGATCGACGATCAGGACAAGCTGCGCATGCTGATCGACCCGACCAGCCCCTACGCACAGAACGGCGCCTACGCGCTGGGCCGCTCTCTCGACGACGCCATCATCACCGCTGCGCTGGGTTCTGCTCAGACCGGTGAGAACGGCTCGACCGCCACCCCGTTCGCCACCGCAACGCAGTCGATCGCCGTGGGTGGCACCGGCCTCACGATCGCCAAGCTGCGCCAGGCCAAGCGAATCCTGATGGCCAATGAGGTGGACGTGGAAAACGACCCCCTGTACATCGCCGTGACGGCTGTGCAGATCGACAACCTGCTCGGCACGACCGAGGTGACCAGCGCCGACTACAACTCGGTCAAGGCACTGGTGCAGGGTCAGGTGGACAGCTTCATGGGCTTCAAGTTCGTTCATTGCGAGCGGCTGGGTGTCGATGGTTCTGGCGATCGCCGCTGCTTCGCGTGGGCCAAGTCCGGCCTGCATGTTGGCATGTGGAACGACATCAACGCCAAGATCACCGAGCGTGCCGACAAGTCGTATGCCACACAGGTCTACGTCAAGGGAACCTTCGGCGCGACCCGCGTGGAAGAGAAGAAGGTCGTCGAAATCATCTGCGATCTGTGATCGAAAGGAACCTGAATCATGGCCAACACTTACGCCCCCGAAGTCGCCGGTCTCGGCACCACCCCCACCACGCAAGCTCAAGGTGGTGTTCAGGGTGGTCGCCTGCGCCGCTTCCGCGCCACTGTCCCGTTCGCCGCTCAGGCGGCCGGTGACACCATCACGCTGGCCACCGTCCCGGCCGGCTACACCTTCGCCTTCGGCATGATCAACGCGAGCGCCACCTTCGGCGCCAGCGCGACCATCGCCATCGGCCCGGCCGGCACCACGGGCAAGTACCGCACCGCCGCCACGCACACGACCACGGTGCCCACGCTGTTCGGTAACTACACCGCCGCTGACGACGTGCCACTGGCCGCCGCCGAAGTGGTGCTCATGACCGTGGCCGTCGCCGCCCTCCCGGGCAGCGGCAGTGCGGTCGTGGATCTGTACTTCTCCGCCCCGTGATGAGAAGGGGGCTTCGGTCCCCTTCTCTCCTTTCAGGAGTGCCAAATGGCAGAACGAACCCCCACGGTCATTCAGCCGGGCAGCTTGGGCGGTCTTGAGCATTCGGTGCTCATGACGTGGACCGGCTTGCTCAACGGCGACACCGGAGCACCGCTGACCTTCCACGACTACCCCGATCGCACGTTCCAGGTCACTGGCACCTTCGGCACCGGTGGATCTGTGAACCTCGAAGGTAGCAACGACGGCACCAACTGGGCGATCCTGACGGACCCCCAGGGTAACGCCATCACCAAGACTGCAGCAGGCATGGAGGCAGTCACCGAGACCCCGCGCTACATGCGCCCCAATGTGACGGCCGGTGATGGTACGACCGACCTGACCGTCACCGTGTTCGCAAGGAGCCCGCGATGAGCCACCAAGCAGCCCTTGACTCGCTGGGCAAAATGACCCGCGTCCTCAAGGCGTTCGAGGACGCCGAGATGGTGCTGCGCACGCTCGCAGGCGTGGAGCAAAACGAGCGCGAGCTTCGCGCTGCAGTGGACCGCGCACGTGCCGAACTTGATGTGCTGGTCGAGCAGACCGAGGTCGCCAAGACCGAGGCCAGGGCCGCACGACTGGACGCGCGCCGCGTGGTGGACGCCACCACCGGCAAGGTGAACCAGATGATCGCCGAAGCCACCGAGAAGGCCGACGCCATCCTGCAGGAGGCTCACGCCACAGTGGACGACGCCCGAGCCACACTGGTCACAATTCGTGCCGAGACCGAGAAGGCACTTGCGGACAACGCCACGGCCAAGGTCCAACTCGCCGAAACCGAAGAGAAGATGGCCAAGGCCCGTCAACAGATCACCAAATTGCTGGGGTAAACCATGGCCAACGCAATCTACAACAAGTACCTTGAAGCAGCGATCCAGAACACGGCGAACAGCTCGATGGCTGGTTCGGGCACCACGGGTGTGTATGTCGCGCTGGTTGACACCGGCACCTACACGTTCAGCCAGACCCACGAGTTCTTCTCGTCGGTGGTGGCTGGTCAAGTGGGCACCGAGGTGGAGCTTGGGACCAAGACATTCACAGCGGGCCTGTTCGACGCGGCGGACTCGACGTTCACGGCGGTCACCGGCTCCACCGCCGAAGCCCTCGTCATCTTCATCAAGAACGCTGGCGCCAACACGACCTGGCGGCTGGTGGCCTACATCGACACGGGCGTGACCGGCCTTCCGGTGACGCCGAACGGCGGTAACATCGTACTGGGGTGGAACGCCTCGGGCATTCTCCAGTTCTGAGCGAGGGCTAGATGCCCGTCATCAACGAAGGCGCGTCAACAGGCGCGTCATTCAGCACCACGGGCAGTTACCGTGTCGCCACGTTCGCGGGGAGCGGCACGCTTGTTGTTACCACGGGTGGCACGGCTGAATACCTCCAGGTAGCCGGTGGCGGTGGCGGTGCGGGTGGTGATTTCGGCTTTGCAGGTGGTGGTGGTGGTGCCGGTGGTGTGGACGATGGTTCGTTCACGCTCGCGGTTGAAACCTACACCATTGCAGTCGGTGCTGGTGGTGCTGGGGTTGGTGCTGGCAACGGTCTGTTCGGCGTCAGTGGCGGAAATTCATCGATCTCTGGCACGAATGCCCCATCTGCCGCAGTAGGCGGTGGTGGGGGTGGTGCCTGCTTCACTGATTCGACCGGCCAGAACGGCGGTTCCGGTGGTGGTGAGGGTTGTGAAACCGGTTCCGGTGGTGGCACAGGAACAGCGGGCCAAGGCAACAACGGCGCACCGCTGGTCACGACACTCATCACGGGCGGTGGTGGCGGTGGTGCTGGAGCCGCTGCAACGGGGCAGGACGGCGGCGCGGGTGTCGCGTCCAGCATTACAGGTTCATCGGTCACCTACGGCGGTGGCGGTGGCGGTGGTGGAGTCGTTGCAAGTTCTGGTGGTTCCGGTGGTGGTGGAGCAGGCGGGGCCAACTCGCCGGGCGGCGCAGGTACAGATGGTCTTGGCGGCGGTGGTGGTGGCGCTCGCGGCGGCAATCAACTCGGTGGCGATGGCGGTGACGGCGTTGTCATCATCCGCTGGATTCCTGCAAGCGGCGGCGGCGACCAAACGCTGAACCCTTCGCTGGTCACGCGCACGCGTACGCTGTACGCGCCGACCGTTTCGGCTGGTTCGGTCACGATCAACCCGACGCTGGTCACGCGCTCAAAGACGATCTACTCGCCGACCCTGACGACAGGCTCGGTCACGCTAAACCCGGGGCTTGTCACTAGAACGAAGAGCCTTTTCGCCCCGACGGTTACGCCGGGCGCGGTCACTTTGAGCCCGGGGCTTGTCACGCGCACCAAGACGCTATACGCCCCCACGGTGACTCAACCAGGGGGAGGCGACCAGACGATCAGCCCAGGCCTGGTCACGCGCACCAAGACGATCTACGCGCCCATCATCGTGCCCGGAGAGGTGGATCTGTCGCCCCCGTTGGTCACGCGCACCAAGGCGCTCTACACACCGACGATCTCCAGCAGCATCACAATCAGCCCGTCGCTGGTGACCCGCTCGCGCAGCCTATTCGCGCCGACGGTGACAGTGGGTGCCTTCACTCTGTACCCGCCCCTGGTGACCCGCAGCAAGGCCATCTACCCACCGGCGCTGGAGGGCGGCATCCCTGTCGTCGCCACCGGTGGGCTCTTTCTACCCATTGTGCGTCGCCGCAGGCGGTAGAATGCACCCACTGAACCCAGGAGCAATGTATGGCCTCAGTCGTTGACGTTTGCAACAAGGGTCTGGACAAGGTGGGTCACGGACCCATCACCAGCCTGGCCGATGGCACCAAGGCCGCGAACCTGTGCACGCGCAACTGGGAAACCATTCGCGACCAGGTGCTGCGCGACCACCCGTGGAACTTCGCCGTCAAGCGCGCGATCCTCGCCCCCACAACCACCGCTCCAGTGTGGGGCTTCTCCTACTCGTTCCCGCTACCCGCTGGGTGCCTGCGGCTGCTGGAGGTGCGCGACCTGAGCACGGGCGACTATGAGGTGGAGGGCAGGGCGATTCTTGCCAACACCACGGCGCTCTACATCCGCTACATCGACCGCATCGAGGACCCCGCGTCGTTCGATGCGCTGTTCATCGACGCCGCAGCCTGCCGCCTCGCATTTGAGCTGTGCGAGTCGCTGACGCAGAGCAACACCAAAAAGAACGACCTGTGGCAAGAGTACGACGACGCCCTGACCCGCGCCAAGCGGGTCGATGGTCAGGAGAACCCGCCCGCACAGTTTGAAGAAGACGACTGGCTCGCGGTGAGGTATTGACATGGCCAAGGCTTCGCCGATCCAGAACTCATTCAACGCGGGCGAACTGTCCCCGCAGTTGAAGGGGCGCGCCGACCTTGAGAAGTACAAGAACGGCTGCGACATTCTCGAGAACTTCATCCCGCAGATTTTCGGCCCCGCGCGCAAGCGCCCGGGAACGCGGTTCGTGCTGGAGACCGAGGACTCCAGCAAATTCAGCCGCCTGCTACCCTTCGAGTTCAGCACCACCCAGTCGTTCGCGCTGGAGTTCGGCGACGAGGTGATCCGCTTTTTCGCCGACGGTGGGGTCGTGGAATCCTCGCCCGGTGTGCCCTATGAAATTGTGAGCCCCTACGACCACACGGACCTCGCGCAACTGAACTTCGCGCAGTCGGCCGACGTGATCTACATCGCGCACCCCGACTACCCGGTGTACAAGCTCGCACGGCTCGGCGCGACGAACTGGACCATGACGGCGGTCACGTTCGCCCGACCCCCATTCAACGACATCAACGTCACGGCCACCACGATCACCGCATCGGGGTCCACGGGTGCCATCACGCTCACCGCGTCGGCGTCGCTGTTCGTGGCGGCTGACGTGGGGTCGTACTTTTCCATCTCGTCGATTCCTGCTTCGGATTTCAACCAGTGGACCACGGGCATCGTTCACACGATCGGTGAGTTCGTGCAGTACCAGGGTCGCGTGTACGCGGCGACCAACGGCGCCACTGCGGGGTCACGTCCGCCGATCCACACCGAAGGCATCGTGAGCGATGGCGCGGTGCTGTGGGAATACCAGCACGACGGTACGGGGTATGCCCTCGTCACGGCCTACACCAGCGGCACGGTGGTGAGCGCCACGGTGATCTCGCGCCTGCCGACCACGAGTGCCACGGAACGCTGGGCCGAGGGCGCCTGGTCCGTGCGTCGCGGCTACCCGCGCGCCGTGACCTTCTATGAGGACCGACTGTGGTTCGGTGGCTCGACGTTCCTGCCGCAGACCCTGTGGGCCTCTGCCACTGGTGACTATGAGAACTTCAAGTACGGCACCAACGACGATGACGCGCTGAACTACACGATCAACACGCAGGATCTGAACACGATCGCATGGCTGTCCCCGGGCAAGGTACTCGCAGCCGGCACGGCGAACGGTGAGTTCACCCTGAGCGGCAACCAGATCAGCGATGCGATCACGCCCACGAGCATTCGCATCACGCCGCAGACGACCTACGGCTGCACCGACACCGTGCGCCCGATCCGCGTGGCAAGCTCCACCCTGTTCGTGCAGCGGTCGGGTCGCAAGGTGCGCGAGTACACCTACAACTTCGAGACCGACTCCTACGTCGCACCGAACCTGACGGTGCTGGCCGAGCACATCACCGAGGCGGGCATCGCCGACATGGCGTACCAGCAGGAACCGTACCAGGTGGTGTGGATTCCTGACGCCGATGGGCAACTGCTCGGGATGACCTATGAGCGCGCTGAGGACGTGGTGGGCTGGCACCGTCACGACGTCGGTGGCGAGGTCGAGTCGGTCATCACCCTGCCCCATTGGGACCGGGCACAGGATGTGCTTTGGATGATCGTCAAGCGCACGGTTGATGGCAACACGGTGCGCTATGTCGAGTACATGGAGCAGTACCTGATGGACGAGTACGCCTTCTACGTGGACTGCGGGCTCACCTACGACGGCGCGGCCACCGACACGATCACCGGGCTCGGCCACCTGGAGGGCGAGGAAGTGGACGTGCTGGCCGACGGCGCCGTGCACCCCCGCCGCACGGTGACGGGTGGCCAGATCACCCTGCAGCTGGAGGCGTCGGTGGTCAGCGTCGGACTGCCGTACATGGCGACCCTGCGCACTATGCCCCTGGAGGCTGGCGCGCGGGACGGCGTGGCGCAGGGCAAAACCCAGCGGATCAACAACGTGGTGTTGCGCCTGTTCGAGACCGGGCCGGGGCTCTGGTATGGCCCATCGCTGGACAAGCTCGACGAGCTCCACCTGCGCACCCCGGCCGACCTGATGGACAACCCTGTGGCGTTGTTCACGGGGGATACGACCTATTTGCCGTGGCCCGGTGGGTACGAGCAGGGGGCTCAGATGATTGTGCGCCACCAACTGCCCTTGCCGTGTACACTTGTGGCACTCATGCCGCAGGTGAACACAAGTGATCGTTAGACCTTGGAAACCCGGCGACACTGAGAAGATCATGCTCCAGCCGGCCCAACAGTACACAGGGTCAATCGCTGACTTGAGTATGGACCTGACCCCCCTTTCGGACAAGGGTCTCGCATGGACAGTGGAGCATGACGAGGTGGTGATCGGGATCGGGGGCTTGTCCCCCCAATGGGATAATCGCGCGATCGTATGGGCACTGCTGGCCGCCGACATCGGCCCCCACTTCCCAGCGATCCACCGTTCCGTGCGCAGGTTTCTCGTGCATGCGCCGTATCGCAGGATCGAGGCTCACGTTGACGTGGGCTTCAAGCAAGGGGTTCGCTGGATGAAGATGCTTGGGTTCGAGTGTGAGGCGTACATGAAGGCTTTCAGGCCCGACGGTGCCGACATGCTCCTTTTTGCGAGGGTCCGGTCATGAGTGGCATTGAACCTTTCCTCGCGGCTGCTGGGTCCGCGATCAGCACCGCAGCGCCCTACGTGGCCGCAGCGGGTGCGGTGGTGGGTGCCTACGGCGCCAGCGAGCAGGGCAAGAACGCACAGAAGGCCGCCGACTACAACGCGCAGGCCGCGCTGCTGGAGGGAAAGTCGCGCGAGAACGCGCAGCGCGCTGAGTCGTCCCGGCGACTCAGCACCATCCGGGCCAACATCGGCAAGTCCGGTGCCACATCGGCCGGCACACCGCTCATGGTGCTCGCCGAGTCGGCCGCCAACGCCGAGATCGACGCGCTCAACACCGAATACACCGCGCAGCGCCAGGCCGACATCTACCGGGCCGGTGGCGCCAACGCGCGCAAGCAGGGGAACATCATGGCCGGCACGTCGCTGCTCCAGAGTTTCGGGAAATTCGCATAAGGACACGCCATGGCAAAACTTCCACTTTACGAGCAGCAGACCTCCGTCGGCTCGGTGCGCGCGTCGGGGCAGGACTTCGGCACAGGGGTGGCTCAGGCCACGGGCGAGATGGGTGGCGTGGTCAACGACATCGGGATGCAGATGAAGCGTCGCCAGGACGTCATCGAGCGCGTGCAGTTGATGACCGAGTTCGACAAGTTCGCGCAGGATGCCCTGACCACGCTCAACGACACCGAGGACATCTCGTCGCCCGCCACGGTGCAGAAGTACTCGGCCGGGCTGCGCGAGAAGGCGGGTGAGATCGTCAAGCGCCACGGGGGCACCGGGTCGTCGCGCGCTGAACTGCAGGCTCAGATCGAGAACCAGGTGGGCCAGTACGCCAAGTCGGCCACTGCCACGCAGGTCAAGGCCCAGCAGCAGTTCATCGGCACCGTCGTGGACCAAAAGGCCAACGAACTGGCGATCAGCGGTGCGTTCGCCCCTGACAAGATCGGCGACCTGTTCACGGATCTGGACCGCACCATCGACACCATGGCCGACGCCATGTCCCCGGGGCTCGCGGCCCAGTACAAGGAAGCAGGTCGCTCGCGAATCGCCACGTCGGCGATCCAGAACCTGCTGGTCCAGGGCCAAGCCGGCACAGCGAAAAAGCTCATAGAAAACCCTGAGGTCGCCAAGTACCTGGGCGCTGACACCGCGCGCAAGTTCGCCATCGACATCGTGGTGGACGAGCGCAAGAACGAACTCGAAACGCAGCGGCAGAACAAGAACGTCGCCTCGTGGAGCCAGCGGATCGGCCGCGACCTCACCCCGCAAGAGGTGGTCAAGGTGCGCTCGATGCCCGAGAAAAAGGACATGACCGTCGCCGACCAGATCGTCGAGTACGAATTGATTACGGGTAAACCCGCACCTCAATCGGTCGTGGACCAGTTCTACAAGGTGGATGGGCCAGGCAGCGGCGCCAGCATGTTCGGCAACAGCCTGCAGGGTCGTGCCCTCTCGTTCGTCACCGAGAACGCTGTGGCCTACGCCAACGGCATGCTTGGCCCCGACCAGGCCCGCATCTTCGAAGCGTCGGCCGCTGAGGCTTACAAACCCGTGATGCGCCCGAATCCCGTCACCGGGCAGCTTGAGGAAGTGCGCCCCACGATCCCGAACTTCGTCACGCAGGCTATGGAGCAGGGCGGCCGCGCCTACGGGGGCATGACGCTCACCGGCCCACGCGCAACCGGCAACAACCCGATGCCGGGTCAGACGGTGCAGTTGACTGACAGCACCGGGCGGGTCATCGGGCGCAGCGTGGTCGGACCCAATGGCACATGGACCATCCAGGATCAGAACCCTCAAGCCGCTGCCCCACAGGGTGCGCCGGCCGGAGGCACGCAGCCGTCGCCCGAGGGTGAGAAAACCATTTGGGAGATGGCTGATGATATCGCCGGCCCGGTGCCAGCGACGCAGGCTGCCGTGGGTCGCACCCCGTTCATCGGTGGCATGCTCGACGGTGGCGGTGAGGTAGCGAAAAATCGCTCCTACGTCAAGACACAGGTGAGCCAGATGGTTGACGCCCTGTCGATCAACCCGCGCAACCCCGTAGCTCTCGTCGAGATGATCCGCAAGGAAATCGACGTGGACCCCAAGATCATGGACGACCCGTCGGCTTACCGCAAACGCATCGAGGGTGTGAATCGCTCCCTGACCGAGCGGTTGATCGAAGAAACCAACGCTGGCAACGACCCCACGCTGCCCGCCAAGACCCGACAGGACGCTTTGGAGGTGGCCAACACGATCCGCAACTTCCAGCAGAAGCTCATGCCCCCGCAGGTCAAGAACCTGAAGGAACTGCAGCAGTTGGGCCTGCAACCCGGCTCCAAGTTCGTCGATCCCAATGGCGTTCTGCGCCTGGTTCCTTGAGGTAGCCCATGGCCGACGATTTCAGCCAATTCCCCGAGGTCGGTGGCGGCAAGGCTAGCGGTGCCGGTGGTGAGTTCGACCAGTTTCCCGCTGTGGACACCGGCAAGCAGAAGCTCGCCCCCTTCAAAGAGCAGGCCAAGGCCGGCGCTGAAGCGGGTGGGCGCGCGGCGCTGGAGACCAGCGGGTTCGTGGGTGGGGCGATGCTCGGCGCAGGCGCAGGCGCCCCGCTGGGGCCTGCTGGCGCCCTCGTGGGCGGCCTCGTCGGGGGTGTGGGTGGGTACATGGCTGGCGAGCTTGCCGGCGACTCCCTGAACCTGCGCCCGCCCGAGCAGATGGACCCGAGCGTGCGCCCCGGTGCCTACTTCGGCCAGTCGGTCGGTGGCGCTGCCCCTGTGATGACCGCCCCCTTCGGCGCGGCCGTCAGCGGCTACCGGTTCGGCGAGTCGATGGTGGGCAGGTTCCTGAACCAGATCATCAACACCGCCAAGACCCGCCCTGCCGCTGTCGCAGCCTCCGAGGTGACGGGTGCGGTGTCGGCTGGCGGTGGCGCCGGCCTGTCCGAGATCGTGGCCCCCGGGCGCGCGGACATCCGGGTCAACGCCGAGATGGGCGCAGCGGTCGTGAACCCCACCCGCCTATCCATCGCCGCGTTCAGCACGGCCAAGGGCATCGCGACCAAGGCGGTGCAGTCGATCAGCCCCGCAGCGCGCGAGACGGCGGCGGCCAAGACCCTGAGCGAGATCCTGGCAGTCACTGGTGAGGACCCCACGGCCATTGCCCGCGTGCTCCGTCAGCAAGGGGTGCTCGACGACAAGTCGCTCACCGCTGCGCAGAAGTCGGGCTCCATGGCCCTGGGTGCCGTCGAGTCGTACTTGTCCAAGGTCAACCAGCAGTTCGGCGCAGAGACGGCTGAGAAGGCTCGCGACGGGCTCGACGCGCTGCGCGGCCAGATCATCCTGCTCACTGGCACTGGCGACCCTGCGGCGCTCGCTGCGGCGGCTCAGTTGCGTGGACTGTACGTTCGCACCGTGCTCTCAGGCAAGGTGGAGCAGGCCAAGGTGGAGGCGGTGCGCAAGGCTGGCAACATCAGCAAGAACACCCCAGCGGATCGCGAGCGCCTGAGCATGGCGGCACGCGACGCGCTGGACAAGTCGATCACCGAGTCGCGCGCCGTGGAGAAGGAACTGTGGGGAAAGGTGGATGGCGCGCGCAAGGTCGAGACCACCAACCTCGAACAGACCTTCGACGGCATCGCGGGCGACATGCTCCCCGAGTTGCGCAACGAAAAACTTCCATCGGTGGTGCGCAAGTTCATCGACCGGGTGAGCACGCCGGGTGAGAGCAAGTTCGACTACGACCCCGAGACCTTCTCGGTGCGCGAGTTCGAGGCATCGGCCCCGGGCACCACGGTCAACGAGATGAAGCAGTTGCGCGGCGAACTGCTGGACCTCTCGCGCCAGTCCACCAACACGGGCGACTTCGGCCAAGCCCGCATCTACAGCCAACTCGCCGAGGCCGTGCTGGACGACATGGACAGCGCATTCAAGAACGCCAGCGACACCGCCTACAACGAGGCGCGCACCTTCACCCGCGAGTTCAACGACGTGTTCTCGCGCAGCTTCGCCGGCAAGGCCACCGCGCAGGGCAAATACGGCGACCGCGTGGCCCCCGAGATTCTGCTGCGCAAGGCGCTGGCCACCGGCAAGGAGGCGGGCGCCTTGCAGCTTCAGGAGCTGGAGGAAGCCACCCGATTCCTGCCCCTGCGCGGCATGGGTGACGACACGGCGATGCGCCAGATGCTCGACGCACAGGAGCGCATCTTCCGGCTCGCCGCAGCCGACTCACTGGACCCGATCACCGGGCGCGCGAGCCCCGAGCGGGTGGCGAAGTTCATCAAGGACAACCCGACCCTGCTCTCGCGCTTCCCCGAGGTGAAAGCCGACCTGCAGGCAGCGGTCAAGTCCGAGGCGCGCATCGGCGTGCTGGAGAACCGCGCCAAGGGAGTCGAGACCCTGATGGCCAAGCAGGGCGCCTTCGCGTCGCTGCTCGGTGCGTCGGGCAATGACCCATCGGTGCGCGTCAACGTGGCCCTCAAAGCCGCCGAGCGCGTGCTCGTGTCGGGCGACCAGGAGACCGACCTGATCCGTCTCATCAACACCGCCAAGGGTGGCGGCACGGGCCGGGGTGGACGCATCACGATCCAGCCAGCCGAGGCGGTGGACGGGCTGCGTGCATCGATCTTCAACGTCGTGCTCAACAAGTCCCGCAACGCGCGCGACGGTGTGCTCAACATCGACCAGGTGAAGAACTACCTGTTCACCCCGACCAGCGTGGGCAAGAAGTCGCTGATCCAGGTGATGCAGGAGCAGCAGGTCATCTCGCCGGCCGAGGTCGCCAACATGCGCAAACTGTTCGACGCGGCGAGCAACATCCAGCGGTCGCAGAAGCCCGGCACCGCGCTCGACGTGAAGGGTGACATGCTCGACGTGGCCACGGCCACCCTGAGCCGCATGATCGGTTCTGGAGCCGCTGGGGCAGGTGCGCGCGCCGTTGGGTCGAGCAGCCCTTCCCTGATCGTGCACGGAGCAGGTGCCCGCCTGGCCGAAGAAGCCATGACGAAACTGCCAGTCCAGAGTGTCAACAAGGTGCTGGTCGAAGCCATGATTGACCCGGAAAAGATGGCCCTGTTGCTCACCAAGGCCGACAGCCCCGAGAAGGCAGCGTTTCAGGCTCGTCAGATTCACGCATGGCTCGTACAATCCGCGCTACTTAGTGGTGTGAACACAGTGGGTCGTGAGTACGAGCAAACCCAGCAACCGCCCCCCATGTTCAGCGCACCGCGATAAGGAACGTCCATGACCCTCAGTACCACCACCTCGCGCGCCACGTATGCGGGCAACGGCGTCACGACGATCTTCTCGTTCCCGTACCGGTTCCTCGTGAACGGCGACCTGGAGGTGACACTGGTCGATGCCGATGGCGTGGCCACCACCCAAGTGCTCACGACCAACTACACGGTCACCGGTGCCGATCTCGACGCCGGGGGCAGCGTCACCATGATCGTCGCCCCTGCGGTCGGGCAGACCCTCGTGATTCGCCGGGTCGTGGATCTGACCCAAGAGACCGACTACAACAGCGGCGACGCCTTCCCCGCTGAGACCCACGAGCGTGCGCTGGACAAGCTCACGATGATGGACCAGCAGTTGCAGGAGCAGGTCGATCGGTCGATCACCGTCCCATTGGACAACACCACGTTCAGTGGTCAGTTGCCTGAGATCGTGGCTAGCACGTTCGTCCGGGTCAACGACTCGGGCACCGGGCTGGAATTCGTCACTGCGCTCGACCCCGGTGAACTGGTGGTGTCCCCGTTCATCGAGACCCTGCTCGACGACGCCAACGCCGCAGCGGCTCGCACGACGCTGGGTGCGCAGGTGGCGGGCAGTTACCAACCAGCCGGCAGTTACGCCAACTCGGGCGACGTGGGGTCCAGTGGGTTGACCATGGCGACGGATCGGGTGCTGGGTCGAGTGTCCGCATCCACTGGCGCCGTCGAAGAATTGACCCGCGCGCAGATGGCCGTGCGGGAAACCTCGAAGATCCAGCCGATCACGGCGTCTGTTGGATCAAACGCGCTGACAATCACACTCAACCCCACGACGCTGGATTTCCGCAGCGCGACACTGGATAGTGGGACGGTCAACACCCGCACCGTCGCATCGGCGATCAGCGTGGTGGTGTCCAGTGGCTCCACGCTTGGCACGATCAGTGCTCAGGTCTCGCGACTCGTGGTGCTTGCAATCGACAGCGCCGGCACCGTGGAACTCGCAGTCATCAACCTCGCAGGTGGTGCAAACCTCGACGAGTGTGGGTTGATCTCCACCACCGCAGAAGGTGGCGCAGGTGCGGCCGATAGCTCGACGGTGGCCTACAGCACCACGGCGCGGGCGAGCGTGCCCTACCGGGTCGTTGGGTTCGTGGAAAGCACCCAAGCCACAGCCGGCACGTGGGCGACGGCTCCGAGTCTGATCCAAGGTGTCGGGGGTCAGGCCATGACCGCCAATCAATCCATCGGCTACGGGCAAACGTGGCAGAGCGTGACCCGCACGGCCGGCACGACCTACTACAACACCACCGGCAAGCCGATCATGATGAACGTCGCTATCAACGGCGCCAGCGCATCGTGCAGCACCGCCATCGCCTTCAACGGTGGGTCGGCCATCACCTTCGCCAACGCTGCATCAGGCACCGGTCCGAGCTCGGCAGCGGGGCAGATCATCATCCCCCTTTGGGCCTCCTACGTCCTGACGGACACCGGGGTCTCGGCACGAGGTACACATGAACTTCGCTGACCTGCTTCTCTGGCAGTTCATCTATCTGCCGCTGTTCGTCACGCTCGGGTATCCACTGGCGATCCAGTACGAGCGCGGTGGCAAGTGGCGCGTGCTGATGCCCTTCACTGCGGCAGTGGCTGTGGTGGACGTGTATCTCAACTGGACCACCTTTGCACTGGTGTTGTGGAGCGCACCAAGAAAGAAGGAATACACCTTCAGCGAGCACCTTGAACGGCTGGTGTTCGATAAGGGGTGGCGGGGAAAGATAGCCCGCGTCATTGCTCGCTACACGAACCTCTCCGATCCAACCCCTCCACACATCCCATTGCCATGAAGCAAGAGACTCAGGACATCATCATCGAGGCCGTCAAGGCGGCGCCGGCCGTCACGATGACCGCGCTCACCATGAACGACATAGTGGCGTTCGTGACGATCATCTTCATCGTGCTGCAGGTGGCCTACCTCGTGCGCAAGTGGATGAGGGAAGAAACCGAGTGGGGCATTCGCCTCAAGAGATGGGCGAAAGAAAAGTTCACCGAACCTGGGGATCTTCGGTGAGTGAAGAACCACCGACCACCTTCCCACCGGACGGCGAGTCGGTGAAGCGCGAGCGAGAGTTCGTGCTTCGCGAGCTTGAGCAGATTGAGCCCCCGAAACCCTTCACACCGGAGCGCACAGAATGAGCCTTGACCTGTATATCGATGACCTGTTGAAGCGCGAAGGTGGCTACGTCAACCACCCCGCCGATCGCGGTGGTCCAACGAACTGGGGCATCACCGAACAAGTGGCTCGCGCGTTCGGGTATCACGGTGAGATGGCCGCGATGCCGCGCGCCGTGGCCAAGCAGATTTACGTGGAGCGGTACTGGCGTGCGCCGGGGTTCGACCAGGTGAACGAGCACAGCGCACCCGTCGCCGAGGAACTGCTCGATACGGGCGTGAACATGGGTCCCGCTGTGGCCGGTCGGTTTCTGCAGCGCGCGCTCAACGTGCTCAACCTCGAATCAAAGACCTACCCCGACGTGACAGTCGATGGCGCCATCGGGCGCATGACCATCGCGGCACTGCGGGCCTACCTCGCGCACCGGGGGAAGGACGGCCATGTGGTCTTGTGCCGCGCGCTCAACTGCCTACAGGGTGCACGGTACATCGAGATCGCAGAAGGTCGCGCTTCGCAAGAGGCGTTTGTTCATGGTTGGTTTCTTCACCGAGTGGGGTAATTTATGGACTGGCTCAAAACCATCGCGCCGATGATCGGCACAGCACTCGGCGGACCTCTCGGCGGGGCTGCTGCGGCCTTCCTGGCCGACAAGCTAGGCATCCAGTCCAAGACCGTCGAGGCGGTATCGGAGGTGCTGAATTCGGGGCGCATGAGCCCGGACCAGATCGCGTCGATCAAGCTGGCCGAGATCGACTTCCAGAAGTTCCTCAAGGAAAACGAGATCAAGATCGAGCAGGTGCATGCTGAGGACCGCGACAGCGCCCGCAAGATGCAAAGCCAGACGCAGAGCCCTGTGCCCGCGCTTCTGTCGATCGGCGTCACCCTCGGCTACTTCGGCGTGCTGCTGGGCATGATGACCGACACCCTCACGGTTAGCGAGTCGCCGGCTCTGCTCATCATGCTGGGCTCGCTAGGCACCGCCTGGGGCATGGTCATGAGCTTCTGGTTCGGCACCACGCGATCGAGCAGCCAGAAGGACCACATCATCGCGCAGGCGCAGAAGTAGGCTTCACCTCATGTTCGGTGGGAGGGGCATACGGGCACTCAATGCAAGAGCAGTGCCCAGAGCCGCAGTAGGGTGGGCGCTCGGGCTGCTCTGCGGTGGGAGAGGGGGCGGCGGGACGGGGTTGCCACGCGACAGGAGTCCATCCTTTGTGCAGTCTTGTCCAGCCACCCCAACCGGTCGTGATGTTCCACACGTCACCGCCAATGTCATGGTCATTCGACATTTCGGCGGCGAAGACCCGACTGTCATTGCCAGATTTCACGGCCAGCAAAATGACGCCGCTTCTCGGCGCGCTCTCAATCGGCTTCCACTCATCCGCCACTCCTGGCGCAGCGATGGCTTCGCGGATAGCGGATTTGAGGGCGAGCAAAGTTGCCTGCGCAGCGCCGTCTGGCGTGTCGTGGTTTCGGCCTTCCTTGCCTTCGTCGTATGCCAGCGACCAATAACGGTCCACCAGCGCCATGATCGATTGCACCTTGTCAGCCATGGTCCCGCTCCCCTGTCGCCTGCTGTGCAAAAGGCTTGCCCGTGATGGCTTCATAGTTGTCGTGCCCGCAGTTGCCGCACTCCAGCCCCGTATCGAGTTCCGGCTTGCCGCATTTCACGCAAGGCACGTCGTCACCTTCGC